GGCGCCACAGAGAATGTGACTGACGGTATAGAGTTCAAGTCAAAACTTGAGGCGAGGGTTTATAAGGAGTTGGTTAAACTTGGTTATAATACCGAGTATGAGCCTTTGACATCAACACTTCTGGATAGTTTCACCCCGTCAAAACCGTGGTGTCTTGATGGCGTCCCGAGAGTCACAAAAAACGGAAGCCCAGAGAGGATAAGGCGTTGGGAATACACTCCTGATTTTGTCGTAAGAATAGGTGATGATTTCCTCGTGCTTGAGTGCAAGGGTTACTCCAACGACTTGCATCCGTACAAACGTAAGATGTTCCTCAAAAACATAGATTTGGCAACTCATTGGTACTATGCGGAAATCCATACGCTTAAGGGATTAAGAAAAACAATGGAATGGTTTAACAAAATAACTCAACAAACGAATGAAAAGTCTTTACGAGATAAGTTGGAAGGTTGATGAACCTACATACCGCAAGGATGAGGCGTATTCGTATTCAACGATAGCCAGGTTTGACAGAGAGGGATTCAAGGGGTTGCCAACCCTTTTTGACAGGATAAGCACACCGTCACTCACTTTCGGCAGCATGGTAGACACGCTGCTTACCGACGGCGAGGACGCTTTCAACGAGAGATTCGCCGTGGTTGACTTCCCGAAACTGAGCGACTCTCTCATACTGGTGACAAAACGTCTTGCCGATGAGTTTCCCGAAGCGTTGAACTTGTCAGACATAGACGACTTCGACATCGCCAGGATAGGGGCTGAATGCGGTTATTATGCCGGTAAGTCTTATGAATCAACAAGGGTGCGCAATATAAGGAGGGATTGCAACGAGTATTTCGATTCCTTGGTTTGCTGCGGCGGCAAGGAGGTTGTCTCATCGCAGGATTACGCCGACTGCATAGCCTCGGTAGACTCGTTGAGGACATCACCAGCCACCGAGTTTTATTTCAGACAGGACGGAATCGACAATATCGAGAGGCAGTATCAGCTGAAATTCAAGGGCGAATACGAAGGTATCAAACTAAGATGCATGATGGATTTATGCCTTATTGACCACAAGAATAAGACGATAACTCCTTGCGACTTGAAGACATCATCGCATCTTGAGTATGAGTTCCCGTTGAGTTTTATCAAATGGCGCTATATGATTCAGGCGCAATTATACTATGAGTTGCTGCGTCAGAATGTAGTCAAGGATGACTATTTCAAGGACTTCAAGATTAACAACTATATCTTTATTGTAGTCAACAGGAACAGCAGGAATCCTCTCGCCTGGGAATATAAGGATACAAAATCCATAACAGACCTTGCATACGGCAGGAATGGTGAGTATCTTTGCAAAAACTGGAGAAACATCGTCAAGGAACTGGATTGCTACCTCAAGGAGAACCCTAAGGTTCCGGTTGGAGTCAGCGAGACAGAGCCGAACGACATAATTGGTTATCTTAACAAAGTTTAATTTATTAAATACGCCAGAAAGGATGGCGGAGGGTGCGAGTCCCTTATTGAAATAAGTAGAGAAGTAGTTTTACGTATCGTATAATAAAGCCACAGCGTCAATCTGTGGCTTTATTAAATTTGATAAATAAGAAAGAAATGAGACAAAAAATATATATAAAGAAAGTAAACAGAGGCGCATACGTCCCTGAATTTATAGACAAGGGCGAATGGGTGGATCTAAAAGCATGTCCTGAATATGAAAAACACGAATACAAAAAGGATGACTTTGCGTTGCTGCCTCTTGGAGTGGCGATGAAACTTCCCAAGGGATTTGAAGCCAATATCGTGTCAAGAAGCAGCACGTTCAAAAAGTTCGGATTCATACAGGTAAACTCATTCGGGATTATAGATAACTCATACAGCGGAAATAATGACGAATGGAAAGACCCTGTATATTTCCTTAAAGATGGAGTCGTTTCTTACGGTGACAGAATTTGCCAGTTCAGGCTTAACCTCAGTCAGAAGGCGACTGTATGGCAAAAAATCAAGTGGCTATTCACAAGCGGTTTTGAGTTTGTGGAGGTTGATTCCCTTGGAAGCGAAAACAGGGGCGGGTTTGGTTCAACAGGAGTAAAATAGAAGGTTTATGGCTACAGTTGTATCAATAATACTTATTGTTGTAATCCTTGCGGTGATTGGAACCAAAAGCCTATATGACTTTAATTTGAAAAATCAGGCAAAGCTGAGTTTCGGCAAGACGTTCAAAAAGACGGGTACTCCCATAGTCACCCTCAAGGACAGAACAGGCAAGGCTTTTAACTTCCTTGTTGATACGGGGAGCAACCTGTCCCACCTCAAACTTGGGGTTGTGAAGTCAATCGCTGACGCCGAAAAGGTGAGGCTTGTCGACAAGGACGGAAACGATATGCCTGTAAGGACCATAACAACAGCCGGCGGGGAGGTTATGCCTGACGAGTACTACAGACTCACCCTATTCAGCGGAGACAAGATGCTTACAGAGGTGTTTGAGGTATTCGATATTGGCAGCGCGTTTGATGGCTGGGGTATTGAAATCCATGGTATCTTGGGAAACACATTCCTTGAGGAACACAAGTATGTGATAGACTTCAAGGATAAAAACATGTACATAAAATGATTCTATTCGGGAAGACAGTTTTTACCTACAGTGTCGTCACGCAACGAGACTGTATCGATTTCTCAATGGTGAATACCGAGACAAACGGTATTCGCCATTATGAGATAAGCAGTGTTTATAATCAGTTAGACAAGATTATATCAAGTCTGATGTGTGGCGATGTTTACTGGTGTGCATATAATGGAAGATATCATGATGAGACAATACTTAATTATTGTATAATCAATTATAATGAGTTAAAGAATAAGTCTATAGGTGATATTATCTTTCGGATAGACTCATTTGCTGATATTGTGCATACTCATCCTTATCAGGACTGGATAAACTATAAGCATGCGTATAAGTTTAACTCTTTTGATTTGGCTCCTCTTTTTTATAATAAAGGTATAGTCCAATTTGAAGATGTTGTATTTGAATGTCTTAAAAAGGTTGTTGATAGTAACATAAAAGTACCAAAAGGTTGTTTTTTAGATAGACGCACCTATTCAAGAGAGTTGTCAAAAAGTAACGCTTTAATCTATAATGAGCTTCTTGTAGAAAAATCTACAGATGTATTCTTCAGAGAGTTTATAGAAAGAGAATATCCAATACGTGTTATGAATGACAACATAACTACTATAGGTACGAAGCTGTTTAAGTTGTTTTATAATACAAAATCAATATTCAAACCTATAGACAACAGATATTCTAGTATATCCATAAACGACATAATACCAAAAAGTTACAACTTTAACTTTGCAGGAAATAATGCATTCCTTTCAGAGTTAAGGAATATCAACATAAATCCGGATTATGTATTATCTGTGGTTTTACCTGAAAGAATAGCAACTCTTACATCGGGCGGACTTAAAGGGTTTGCAGAAAAAGGTGTATTTGATAATAAATCAAAACATATCTATTATGTTGATTTCAAATCAGCATGGCCTTCTGTTGCTATAAACTTTAAAATAACGCCCGACAAGATGAGTCCAGGCGCGTTTTCATATGCGCTAGAAACAATGCTTAAACTTAGGGGTTGCAATGATTCCGGCAAGACTTATTCAGAGCAATTCAAACTTGCCACTAACTCTTTTATAGGTAGTCTGATGCTTGAGACTTCTGGCGTACACGACTTTAAGGCGTTTATGACGATAAAGGTCATGTCGGCTCTTGAGACCATAAGCCTCATTGAGTCGCTTGGTGATATTGATGTGTTGCAGATAAACAACGACGGTATTGTCTTTATGTCAGACAAGACAAAGAACGCGATTCGTCTTGAACTTGACGAGTGGGAGGAAAAGCATAACATACAACTTAATTTCAAGGAATACAAGTTGTTTTGCCAATACTCCATAAACGATTGGTTCGCCGTTGCCTCCGACTTAAACATCATTACAAGCGGATTCTTCAAATACGGCTCGTCAAAATACCCGCTCGCTTCCGCCGAGGCTGCGAGAATAGCCATAACAGACAATATAAATGTCGATGCGGCGATGAGTTACATAGACACATCAATGTTTGAGTTGCGCAGGAAAGCCCCTGAGGGTAAAAAATTCATATTGAAGTCACCCGATGGACAATACATTGATTCGGGAAGACATATCTCGTTCGTGTTCGCAAAAAAAGGTGTTGATATATATCTGATAAACAACGATAATACCGAACCTAAGTTATATTTGAAAAGCACAACATACAGCAGATGTGCATATAATATGATTGATATCATGCTTTACACCAGAATAGCATATCAGTTATATTCCGAGTTAACCATAACGCAACAAAAGTTATTTTGATTATGAGAAACAGCGGGGTTATAGAATTGTTCTCGCAGAGGGAGGAGGCATCAAACCAATACCTCATAAGCGACAGCGACAGGCTGTATTGCGGAGACACCTGTATAGCAGAGTGGGACTATCCGTTGCTTTACGTCAACAACAACGCGGAATACAACGGGTATATAAAGACTCTTGAGAATATCCTTGACGAGGATATTGAGGTTATATTTGTAAACAATGCGCCTGTGGGCGCGTCTAAATTATCAAACATAAACATATGAAACGAATAGGATTCAAAGCCGGCGGTGATGTTGAGCCGGTTGAAAGGGAGATTCAGCATCAGGATTACTACAAGACAAAGAGCGGACTTGAGTGCATAGATGTCGCGCAGGAGTTCGACTTTAACCTTGGAAACGTCATAAAGTATATCTGGCGCGCAGGGAAGAAGTTCGAGAACGGTATGTCAATGAGGGATAAAGCCATCGAGGACTTGCGAAAAGCCAAGGTTTATATCGATTACGAGATACTAAAAATTGAAAACAATGGAAGAGAGTAACGCCCCTTATAACGACAATAAGGTGCCTGTCATGGTTGACGTGTGTGTCTCGATGACTCTTCACAAGAGCGTGCGCGTGTGCGTAAGCGACTACGAGGAGACAAACTACGGACTTGACGAGGATGGCAACCTTGATATCGAGCGCAAGTTCGACACGCCTGTGCTTATAGATGCTGTCAGACGGCAGATAGACCTTCCGTATGAGAAAGTCAAAGGTTGGTGTATCGACGAGTTCGAGGTGGTGGAGGAGTAGATTATGGCTAAACTCAACGACAGGCAGATAGAGCGCTACGAGAGCGAGAGTGAGTCATATGAGCGCTTCAATAAAAAGAAAAGAAATGATTATAAACCAAACAAGAAGGAGAAACACAAATGGAAGAGAGATTCAAATCAGTAACGGAGTTTAACGTCAAGACGCTTGAGGTTGCCGGATTCGGCGCGGCTTTGCAAGCCCTTAGGCTTCCTTTCGGCAAGGAATGCAGAAGCGAAATATACTTCGTTAATATTGATAGTACATGTGGTTTCGACTCAAAGATAAGTACCGCCTGCGGTATAAAACTTGACCCAAAGGATTTATATTTGATGTCGGCTCTTGTCAAGAAAGGCGATGAGCATGCCAAGGTTATACGTGGAATAAACGTGTATGCCGAAATTAACGCACCTCGCTATTTCTGGCAAGAAATGGATACTTATCGCATTGGTACAGAAAGACTTAGCAGCGAGTCTTCAATGCATATACAAGGAAAAGGTTTAACTATCGATGAGCTTCTCAAGTTTAAGGAGAACCTTACCGAGGCTGTCATGCAGAGAAGAGTGCAGATGTTTTCCTACCAGACGCTGAGGAGAATATACATCCAGAGAAGAAACCACAGACTTCCTCAATGGCATATATTCTGCGACTGGATTAAAACCCTCCCTTATGCGGACGAACTGATTACGGTTGGTATAGACGATTCAAACAATGTCGATGCTTAACCGCTATGAGGATTATGTGAGGAGGATTCTTTCCGACAGGAGCATGAGTATAAAAGACAAGGATAGACTGCTCCAAAGGATAGGAATCCTTCTTGGTGACTACACGGATTTGTTTTAATCCGGTTGCTTCCAAGGTGTCAATATTGTCTGTATTGACACCTTTTTCTTTAATAACCACTTAATACGGATTGTCTTGAGACAGATTGTCCGTATATTTGTCAAACAAAAACTAAATGTAAATATTATATGGCTACCAATCAGTGTAACATATACCCAAGAGTGGGTAGAAGACTACGTTCGGTAAAGACAGACTCTGGGCATCAAGTCCTCGGCGACGGTGTCACCAGTGAGGCTGTATACAGTATGATACGTCTGTATAATCTTAACGCCAAAAGAAACGGCAATCCTGGTCTTGTAATAAACGACAGTAACTCATATACCGATGAGCAGATAGCGGAAATGGCTTCAAACATAGCTGAATTTATTAACAGCAAGCCGGATATGTCCGATATTGTAAAGACAACTAAAGACGCTATGACAAAGGCTTTTGGCGCCAAGGAATTGCAAAATCAAGCGGCTATATCCATGAGGGTTAACGGGAAGGAACTTGCCGAGTTAAAATCCGATGTTGTCAATCTGTTTATGGGTGTAATAAAACAGGAGAGTAAACGCGTCGGCAAGTCAATAAATGATTATGTCAACTCGTTGACTACCGACAACCTTGCGGTTATATTCGATACCGTAATGAAGAATATGCTTCTTCTTACCAAGAAAAACAAGGGTGACGCCTATGGCAGAAATGATGTTGATTCTGCCAGTAAAATAGACAGCCTTGCCTCTCGTGTGTTTGGAATCAATATGAGCGGACACTATTATGACTCCATATTCTACGAGATAGCCTCTATGGCTATCCCTATGATAAACAAGATATATAACATAAGCATAAGCAGCGATTTGTCCATAAGGCAAAAAACCGAGTCAGTCAACAATACCGAGGCTAACCTTGAGGATATGGAACTTCCACAGGCTGAGGGTTGGCAGGTTGACCCAGACGAGGTTAACCCTATAAGCGGAATGGCGTCAAGCGTCAACAGACTGCTTATGTTGACACCTTCATATGAGGTTTCCGAGAAGACGGAATATATAGCCATAAAAGATATAGAGTTATCCAACGGAGAAAAGATAGGTAAGGATTCTGTAATAACCGAGGAAAAAGCATTGGATATACTCGATAATGACTTGCTTAAGAACGACAATGACAAGAAGTTTCTGTCGCCGTTTACTACAATAGCGGAAAATAAGAAGAAAACGACTCTTACAGGACTTCCCATGCTTTCAAACCCTCAGTTTGTTTGCAGGAAGGTATTCAATATAACAAATGGATGCTTCTCGGGCGAAGAAATGATTTCAAGACTCGAAAGGGCTGGCAAGAAATATAAAGTCATAGCTGATGTGCTGCGCAAAAACCCTATGACTCGCAACACTTTCGTATCTAACTTCAATAAATATCATCAGCAGGTTGTTGGAACGGTAAAGGAGTATCAAAAAGACGGGACGTATGTGTATTCTACGCCCGTTCTTAACAAGTCGAACTCAAAGGATTTATTCGAGACATTCAAGAGTGGGTTGTTTTATGGAAGAAACACAAATACTTCCGTATTCAAGACTGTAGGCGATGGCGGCGATGGAACCATTGTCACGATATACTGCAACAGGGTTGATATGTATAAGAAACTCATAAACAGAGTTGAGGGTATCAGCGATTGTATCACATATTATATCGATAACGGAAGGTATCCTGTTCCCAACGATTTGTTTGCCAATAAGCAAATGAATAATCCGGCTATAACAACAGACAGCGCCATGCTTGGATGCATAATCAACATGTTCAACTGGATAGGCGTAAAGATAGATGCCGATACAGCGTCAGCCATAATGGGTAACAAAGCCGACCTTGAGGCGATGATGAAGGCATTCAAGAATCTTTTCGGGGCGAACGGATTTAGAACCACAGAGAACTCATTCAAAAGTTTTGCTGAAAACGAAACGATACAGAATAATTATCCTATTCTTTTGCGTATGGCTGACCGCAACGGAGTTGAATCATCATACGAGAATATGTTCTCGTTTGCAGGAAAGAGGCAGACATCAAGGATATTGCCGTCAAGCGCTACTTCGTTATTTAAGAGGATTCATAATCTAACAGGCAGCGATTTAAAGAATTTTCTTAATGCGAAATATCTTGAAAGCCCAGTTTTTGCCGGTACCGTAAAGGGCAAAACAACTATATACAACAGGATATTGAGTGACCTTTACAGACTTTCTGATCAATCTGAGTTTTATACATCATTGAGAGACAAAATAGATGTCATCCGCAATATGGGCGAAAATGATGTCGAAGCCGAGGTGACAGACAGGAGACAGCATGTGTTGATGGATATAACAACCTATCTTAATAATCTTGCGAATCCTAAATACGCCGGTACCCCTATACTCGGCACACCTTTTATGCTTAAGGGTGACACGATGCCAAGGAATAATTTCGCCTTTATTCCTTCGTTTATAACAGGCGATAATAATTCCGCGAGATATTTCAGGCTGCTCCATTATGAGGAAGAGGAGATACTTGACGGGATATACAATCTGTTCTTGTCTGATGTTAATATGCAGAAATTGATAAGAAGTTACCAAAAAGCCGGGATAGTTGTGAGGGCTAACGACAAGGAGACTCTCACAAAAAAAGGCAACGAGAAAAAATTCGGTACGGTAGACTTCCTTAACAAACTGTCAGACAAGGATAAGAGCAGACTTGTAGACAAAGACGGAAATATCATGGACGCCAATGTATTCAAGGATGAGATTCTCAAACCTTATCTTGAGAGAGAATTTGAGTCCTTTAAGACATTCCTTAAGGATAACGGCATACTCGATGTAAACAATGATGGAGAGTATATCAATTTCAAACAATACATAGGAAAGGCAGAGAACCCACAGGAAAGGCTTGACAAGATACTGTATGACTTCTGGCTGAATTATAAGTTCGGTATGATGAATGTGGTTAATCTAACGCAGGTTTCTCCTTTATTCTTTGCCGGAGTGAAAGATATGCAGAAAAGAAACAAAGGTGAGCTGACAAACGGTTATCAGGTTGTTAGAGATGCTGTAGACCTTGACGGCAAACCTATATTCGGAGACAATTTCACGCAAAGGGTTGGTTATTTCAATGATATATCAATCGGCGTGAACGCCAGGACGAGAGAGGTTATGCGTAACGTCATGTATAACCGTTATCTGAAGACAATGAGCGACAGCGACGCAGCCAATGCGGCGGATGCCTATATGAATCAATTTGACAGAAACACCTTGACAGATGGTGAGGCTTACAGGTCGCTCGACTCATACAGAAGGATACTCATGTCTATCGGAGAGCCATTTTGGGATACAAACAAAGAACTTGCCTATCAGGAGATAAACAGCATAATCAATACCGCTTCAAACTTTGACTCCGAAGGCAACCTCACAACCGATTCGCTTACAAGAATAAACAACCTCATGCTTGTGATGCAGCCTATAAAGCCTATCAATGACGGCATTGAAATCGCTGGCAGCAAAAGGATTCCATTCCAGCTCAAATACGCTGAGGTGCCTATCGTGCCGGAAATGTATCCGAATGGAAGCAAAATGCGTGAGATGGGTATGTGGATGAAGCGTAACAATGTTGACTTGATGGCTTCATCAAAATGCGTCAAAAAGGGCTGTTTCCTTGAGTTTGATTTGCAATATATGATGGTTGACGGAAGTTATATAGACGCTTCGGGCGAGTTTCTTCCGGGAATGGATTCTGACGGCAAAGAAATAAAAGGAGACGACAAGCCTACAGCGGCTGAGCAAAGACGTTTCATATCAAACAGAGGAGAGGATAAAAGGGTAGTCATTGATGATTCCATATCTTTCGATAAGATAATGAGCGAGCAGACAAAACATTTCGATAATAAGACCGAAAAGGTTTACGGCGGATACATACATACGCTTCCTTTGGATTCGATGCTTATACAATCCAACGTGCCAGACCATACAGACGGAGAATCAATATTTGGTACACAGGGACGTAAAATAATTGATTCAGCCATAAAGAATGATGTTGTTTACAGAATAGGTTATAAAGACGTGACAGGTGGCAAGTTGAAGACTTATTTCAACCTGTTGAACTCTGCTAAATTCGCGAAATCTTTCGAGGGGTTCATATCGACATTAAACAATGGTGACAGGTTGACAAGAAACCTCGCTTTCTCATTGCTTAATAACGACAGGACAAACCCAGCCGTCATCAACAGGATAATACTTGACTCAAACGGAAACCCTATCGTGCCTTTCTCTGAGATTGGCTGCGCTGACGACATCGAGAGCATGCTTATAAGCATGTTCAGAAAAGGCGTCATAAGGCAGACTGTACCCGGTGGAAGTATAGTACAGGCATCCTCACTTGGTGTTGGCGACAAATGGGTTGCATCACAGGAACTGAACGCGTTTATAGAAGACGGCAAATTGTGTGGATATGAGTGTGAGATACCGTTCGACTTCTCCTACAAGGATAAAAATGGCAAGTTGGTAAAACTCGATTATGATAAATATTGCTATCCGGACGGAACGTTTAAAGCGGCTCATCCTGAAACATTTTTTCTTACAGGTCAAACTCTTATAGAAGAGGATTTTCCGGGTATACTCGATTTGATTGCATACAGAATCCCTACTGAGAAAGAATACTCTATGATGAGGCTACATGTGAAGAGGGTGACACCAAAAGGTTGCGCAAACTCTATCAAATTGCCAGCAGAATGCACTACTATAGCCGGTTTTGACTTTGATATAGACAAGCTCTATCTGATGAGACATAACTATCACGAGGAAGAAAACAAGGTTGACCCTTACGATGTTTGGACTTACTTTTATACATCAAGCGAGTTCGGAAGAAAAGCAGCTGCCATTCTTAAGGAGAAATCAGAATCTATGTCTGATTCCGAGAAGGACGCGTTGAGGGAGTCGCTCGGCAAGCAGCCGGATGACAGACTATATCTTCACGACTATTGGAACGAGACAAATTTAGCATCTCTTGACAAATCCAAGTCACAGATATACGACGAGGCGTTGAAGGAAATGGGTTTGGATAAGGCTGAAATTATTGGTCCAAAAGATGATTTTAGTTATAATTTTGACAACGTTCTCGATATGTCAACAGACGATATAAACAACGCGCTTGTTGATATATACATAGGTGTGTTAATCAACGAGTCAACAGTCTCTGACAGAATAGCGATAGGCGGTTTCAAGAACGCAAGTGAGTCTGCTAGGCTGGCAAGAGTGTCAACCCATGCCAAAGAAATGCGTGATAAAGGCCTGATAACAACCGAGCAATATAACAGAATCAAAGGAGACGGTGGTTATGAATATCTTAAGAACATTCTCAAGGAAAATAAAAACCTTGACTATAATGAGGATTATGATTATTCCGACCCAGAGACTTCCGTTATATTCAAGGAAATGAATCAAGCCGCCGGTGATTTGATTGGCATATTCGCCAACGACAACGTAAACGCGTTTATTTCGTCAAGGCTTAAAACCTTGAAATTCAAAAGTGATAACAGGATTCTGTTTGGCAGTCTTGCTGACTCAGGCAAAATCAAGGAACTTAACGGCAGCACGTCAGATATAAACACATCTGAATTGGGTTGCAACCTCCTTAATACGAGTGTTAACAATCTTGATACGCTTAAAGCCTTGTCGGAAATGCTCGCAGCCTCTGTTGATGCTGTTAAAGACCCGGTTTTGAATTATCTCAACCTCAATACCATAACAGCCGATGCGGCAGGCATGCTTCTCAGACTTGGTTATACAACGGATGATATAGCCTTATTGTTTAACCAACAAATTATTAAGAAAACCTGCGAGTATATGCGTTACAACGGAATCAGCAGCGTCTCTACAGCGTTAAAAGCCGTTCTGCGTGACTATTATGGAGTGTCAAACGTCGGGAGAATGCTAAATTCCGAGTATTCACCTATGGCTTTGACTCAAGATAATCTTATGAAAGGCATAACAAACCCGGATGACGCATCGTCGAAAAACATGCAGACAGAGGTTGCCATACTTTTCAACAGGATAATATCAAACTCAAGGGAATTGAGCAATTATATACAATCAACAAGAAACACATCTGCAAATGTTGTCAAATCAAGGTTTGCGGATGAAATCTCTTCGATACAGAAAGGAGGAAGGGCTTTTGATAAACTTTTAATCGAGACT